TTTTAATTATGTTTAAAATTGTACCTTTGCATACTCTAGGAGTTATTGGAGGAAAACTTCCTAAAGATGTATATCGTTCTGTTATGGAGGAAGTAGAACAAATAGAAAAGACGGGTGATGCTGAAGAACACAATAACAAACTTGCTGGCATAATAGAAAGAGAATATTTATTGAAAGAATCAAGATCTTCTCTTAGTCCTTTTTTGCTCAATATGGCAAAAGAGTATAATAAACTCATTCCAACTGATTTTGATCGAATAACTCATATTGGTGATATATGGGTAAACTATCAGAAGAAAAATGAATATAATCCATTGCATATGCATGATGGTCAACTAAGTTTTGTTATTTGGTTGAAGATACCGTACAAAAATTCGGATGAGAGAGAAACCAATTCATCAAAAGATTCACAGTCAAGACCTATCGCAGGTTCTTTTCAATTTACTTACACTAACATATTAGGACAAATTATGTGTTATTATCTGCCTGTAGAAAAGGGATGGGAAGGAAGAATTATAATGTTTCCAGCACAACTAGGACATCAAGTGTATCCATTTCAAACTAGTGATGAGTATAGGATTTCTGTTTCAGGAAATCTGTATTCAAATAGGCATTTGGGAGCAATGTATTAATGTTTAATCATGTTGAAGTTAATTTACCCCAACTTGATAGGGAAACCATTGATGGGGTAAGATATTATAAAGTTCCAGATAATGAAGAACTTCTAAGACTGGTCTCTATTACATCAGTGACCAGTCATTTCAATAAGGAGATTTTTGTAAACTGGCGTAAAAAAGTCGGTAATGAAGAAGCAGAGCGTATCACAAAACGTGCTACGAGTCGCGGTACTGATATGCATACTCTTGTAGAGTATCATTTAAAAAATGAAGATTTGCCTAAGGTACAACCAATTTCAGACTTTTTATTCAAGATTGCTAAACAAAAATTAAGTCTTATAAATAATATTTACGCCCTTGAAGGGTCTCTGTATAGTAAACAACTAGGTGTTGCAGGGACTGTAGACTGTATCGCTGAATATGATGGCGAGTTAGCTATAATCGACTTTAAAACATCTGCAAAACCAAAACCACGCGAGTGGATCGATCACTATTTTGTGCAGTGCATGGCATATGGTTGTATGCTGTACGAACTGACAGGTATTTCTGTCAAAAAACTTGTAATTATCATGGCATGTGAAAATGGAGAATGCGTCGTCTATGAAGAAAGAAACAAATCAAAGTACATCAAACTTCTTACCGAATACATTAGAAAGTTTGTTAGAGATAAACTGGAGATCTATGGAACCAAATAAAGAACTAGAAAAAGTATTAGAAAGTAAATTTTTGACCCCTCCAAAATTTGCAATAGAAATTGAAAAAATTGTTGCTGAAGAAAAAATTAATTATATTGATGCAATTGTTCACTATTGCGAAGTAAATGAATTAGAGGTTGAATCAGTGTCAAAACTTGTTTCTAAACCTCTAAAAGAAAAGCTAAAGTGGGACGCAACTCGTCTTAACTTCATGAAGCGTACCTCAAAAGCAAAACTTCCTTTATGATCGTGACACCCTTTGAAACCTATCAACATTATTTGTCACTAAAAAATCACTTTACTAATCCTAAATACGACTTCTTCAAATACGGTGCAAAAACCCGTGCTAGTATAACCTCTTTTAATAAGAGGAAAGACAAGTATTGGTTTGAAAAAACTTCCCGTAAGTATTCTAATGAAGAGGTCGTTGATTTTTTAGTGTCTAATTTTGCTGCCTCTGATAACCCACAAAACTTATGGATTGGAGAAATTATCAATTCTGGAGAAAGAACATACGCAGATTGGAGAAAACGGAAGCAGAGTTCAACTTACTTGTTCAAAGAACAAAGCAACGAATTGTTGTCGGAAAACAAATTAGAAAATCTCTTCGATTGCTCGAACGGTCATCCAAAGATTCTGAAAGAGTATCTAAGCAGCAGATTATCTTTAGAAAACTTCGTAATCTTGGACAAAGTATTCCATTTTTCAAAAAACTTTGACAAGAAACTGCAAGATCCTGTATGGGAGATTGTAAGTTTAAAATTAAAAAAATATAGTCCCTTCATAAATATTGATGTATTTCAATATAAAAAAATTCTGAGGGAAATTTTAAATGAGTGACTTTTTTGATTCTGAGATTATTCAAGAAGAACTTGCTGAAATTAATCGCCTTCAGGAGGAAATTTATGGTACTCTGTTATCTTTTTCTGATATGGAAAAGGATGAGAGAATGGAAAACGTTGAAAAACTACAAACTTTGCTAAATAAACAGCAAATCATGTATACGAGATTATCACTATCTGATGATCCACAAGCAGTGGAAATGAAAGAAAATCTTCGTAGATCTGTGGCTCTGATGGGATTCCCACCAGAAACGGACATTTATAATCTATTTAATAGTATGAATGCCACAATTCAATCCTTGCGCGACCACCTTGACGCCTGAGGCAAACTTCGCTATAATATCCGAGTATCCAACAAATCCAATTTATCCGAGGAAATCCAAATGTCTTTTGCTGATCTAAAGAAGCAATCTAAACTTGGTTCTTTGACCGCTAAACTGGTTAAAGAAGTCGAAAAAATGAATACCACTGGCAGTTCTGGTGATGAACGCCTTTGGAAACTGGATGTAGATAAAAGCGGCAATGGTTATGCCGTCATCCGTTTCCTGCCTGCTCCCAATGGTGAGGATCTACCGTTTGTAAAACTGTACTCCCATGCCTTCCAAGGTCCTGGTGGTTGGTTTATCGAGAACTCTCTGACTACTATGGGTCAAAAAGATCCTGTGTCTGAGTACAATTCTTTGCTGTGGAACAACGGCACTGATATAGGTAAAGAAGCAGCACGTAAACAAAAGCGTAAACTGCAGTATTACAGCAACATTTATGTTGTAAAGGATCCAGCAAATCCTGAGAATGAGGGTAAGGTATTCCTCTTTAAGTTCGGTAAGAAAATCTTTGATAAACTCACTGCTGCTATGCAACCTGAGTTTGAAGATGAAGAGGCAATTGATCCTTTCGATTTCTGGCAAGGTGCCAACTTCAAACTGAAAGCAAAGAACGTTGCAGGTTATCGTAACTACGATTCTTCTGAGTTCGCCGCTCAAGGCGCACTCTTGGACGACGATGACGCAATGGAAGCAATCTGGAAGAAGCAGTATTCTCTTGCAGAACTTGTTGCTCCCGACCAGTTCAAAACTTATGAGGAACTGAAAACTCGCCTTGACTATGTTCTTGGCAGCAAGGGAACTCCTAAGTTCCAAGATCAGGAAACAGTTGAGGAAGAAGAAGAGTTCCGCGCACAGAATCGTGGTGCTGCTCCCATGCCCCAATCTATGAAGAATGAACTTAACTCTTTGAGTGATGGGCGTGACTTCAATTCTCCTGACATCAATCTCAGTAATACTGAGGAAGATGATGATGCACTTTCATACTTTGCACGTTTGGCAGAAGATTGAAATCCGATTATCACATTGACCGCGTAAACAAGAAAGAATCCGCAGAGTTACTTCTGCGGTTTCATTATTTGAAGGATATTTCTAAAACCTTTAAATCTGGTTATAATTATGGGTTATACAAAAATAATGATTTTTGTCCATTGAATGTGGGTGGTATTCAGGGAGTCTGTATCTTTACAGGTCTCCCTGTTCCTGAAATTGCTAAAGGTGCCTTTGGATTAGAACGTGATGAACAGCAAGGACTTTTTGAATTATCCAGACTCTGCATCCACCCGAATACTCAGCAGAGCGAGTATAATATCACTTCTTGGTTTGTATCAAAAGCGATTAGACGACTTAGAAAAGAGACCAATGTTAGGGCCATTATCTCATACGCTGATAGTGACCATCATTCTGGTACAATTTATCGTGCTTGTAACTTTCTCTATCGCGGTCTTTCAGAACCAAAAAAAGATTTTTATTTTGCAGATGGAACTAAACACTCTAGAGGAAGTGTTAAAGGATCAGAAGGTGAGTGGAAAGAAAGATCTCGCAAGCACAGATATGTAATGATTTTTGATAAAAAGTTAAATCTATTATGGTAATTTAGATTCAGTGTTTTCTGTCTTAATTAGAGAATTGTTTATATATTCAGAAGATTTTGTATATCTCATCAATTTTCTTGTATCTAATAAGAATTTGTTAAGATAATCATTTCTCAAAACAGATATATTTCTTTTTTTATCGTTCTTTCTAACTTCATACTCAAAGTTAGTTATTGGAACTACTGGATTTAATGTTTCAAGTGGATTAGATGGATCTGGTATGGTAAAAGTTGAATCCACAACTAATCCTGCAGGAAGAATAAGTCTTTTTCTATTGTCTACAACCCGAGTTGTTTCATAATGCCTAACTCCTGAAAATTCTGTTCCATATTTTCTTTCAGAGTGTTTAATTAATTCTGAATTTGATAATGGCCATTCATTTTTTACATTAACAATTCCAGCAGATATTAATACAACCCAATCTAGTTGTGGTGATCCATAAAGGTCTTCTGCAACATTGTCAGGTCTTAAACCATCTATTATAGTATACTTTGAGAAGAAGGTATATACTGATTCAAGATCTTCTCTTAATTTTACTCTTCTAAAAAAGTTTTTAACAGTCAAATAATCTTGAGAGGATAGTTTACCTTTCAAGAAAGATTGATATTCTAAATTTGGTACTTCTTTAAAATAACCCATCAGAATCCTACTCCTTCAGCAGATGGTACTTTGTCATAATCTTCATCATAAACTGCTTCAAGCTCTTTAAATGTTAGATCCATTATCATGGATACTGGAGTTCCATCATGGTATGTAGCATATGTTCCATCACCAGTATAATTTACAGACATATCTGTTAAAGCACATGATTTGAATGAATTTAGAAATGGATGCTTTTTTCCACCTTTCATGTATTGTAAGTCAAATATATTAGGAGTTGATAGGAACTGTTTTCTTGCTGCAGCCTTTGGTGCCATATTTTTTTTAAACACTTGAATTATGGTCTTAATACTCTTAGTTTCTGTATCATTTCTAGGAGTTAATTTGAAAGAGAATCTAAAAGTACGAAGAGTGACTCCGTTAAATAATAACTCCATATTTGGATTTATTATTCCACCACTTCCCCTTGCAATAAGTTGATCTCTTGTTACACTAACACCAGGTAAAGCATTTAAAGCTTCTGAAGCAAGAGAATTAGTTACTAATTTTTGTAATGTTCCATCTTCTGTAAAACTACCAATACCTTCAGCAGCACCTTTAAATGCATTTTGTAGCTTTTGAATGGGATCATCATTAGCACCAGCACTTATTGTTCGTGTTGCAAATTTAGCAACTTCTGCTGAAAGAGCATCCATACTACCGTCAGTGTATTTAACTGCATTTGTATCTTGAATATTTGCTGGAATTGGCAAAAGAATATATCCTTTATTATCTTCTGCTTTTTGTCCAGTAGTGGAATCCAGAAAACCAAGGGATCGATCTCTTATAAAGGATTCACCAACCGCTTTATATGCTCTTATGCCTATTTTTAAGTAATCTGTTTGTTCTGATATGAGTGCATTAGGATATCTAACTGTTTTACCTGGAAGACCTTCAAGTCCTGATGCAGTTGATTTTGCTTGTATTGGACCAAAACTTTCGAATGCTGGAGGTGAAATATCTGTATCGTCATCTTCTTCTTCATCTTCTTCTTCATTAGCTAATATTGCAGTTTCATCAATTCCAACAGTGCCTTCTGCATCAGCAACAGGTATTCCATCAGAATCTACTGGCGTAATACCTTCTATTGCATTTAATAAGGTTGCCTCTCCATTTACGGTTTGAGTCTCTGCAAATTGTAATAATCCTGTTGTATATGCTGGTTTTTTTCCTGCATTATAATTAGCATAATCTTGTTCTAAAGCAGCACCTGCGTTACCACTACTTTGCATTTTTCCATCCTTATCCAAATATCCAACTAATAAAAATGTTTTATTAGAATTATCTCTATGTGTAAATGGAATACCTAATTCATTTTTAGCACCAAATGCTTCAGATTGTGTAAATCTTGGATCATCTTTTGGAACCTCAATATAATGTGCTCCTTTATGGTTGGCACTCTCTGTGGGTCTTACTTCACCCGTCTCAGTATTTCTCTCATAATTTGTCATGAAAATACTATAAAGTGTGGTGTCTCCAATTTTTCTTGGACGACCATAATTTCCTGCTTTATTAGTTCTTGCTTCCCAAGGCATTTTTGAGACCTTTTTAGTTATTTAGGGCTTGAAACGGTAAAGATTGTAAAGTGATAAATTCTTCTTCAGTTGCCTCATAAATTTGTCCTAATATTTCATCCCATGTATATTGTCTTGGTTCTCCCCAATGATAATTAACGCCACGAAATCCCCAATTGAAAACATCTACAACTTCAACTAGAGGATGGCGATCATATGCAATGTTTGGTGTTTTTGCACGATATCTAAAGGTATAATATTTTCCAGATTCTGGTGGGAAACTTGTATCGAGCAAATCTACTATCTCTCTCATTAAAAAATTAGGATCTGAGATACGTTGTAATTTACTTAATTCTGGTTCTATTCTGTTCATTATTTAATACCCAGTTCTTTCTCTGTCATTACTTTAAACTCATATCCTCTATCAAGACACCATTCTCTTGCTGCCTTCCACTTTGCTTGATTCTTAGCATATTCATATGCTTCATAGATGTAACCTCTAGTTTGTTTTTTGGGTTTGGGTGGAGGAGAACATTGCCTTAAAGGTTTCACTTCAATAATTGATTTTCTTATCTTGCCATTTGTATCTTTATATTTTATATAAAAATCTGGAAAGTATCTGTGAACTCTTCTATCAACGGGTGACCTATAAGGAATAGCAATTTCTTCACTTCCCCACTGAAGAACATTTTCGTTCTTATCGCAATAAACCATGAACTTACGTTCCCATAGTGATCTATAAACTATGTTTCTATGATCACCCTTATACTTTCTAGGAAAAGAAGGTGAATATTTTCCCTTATATGACATCTAAATAGTTAATAATAAAAGTCCTAAAAATATTTAGATGGCAAAAATACCAGGCGTTACTAATCTGGATATGAAAGGAGGTCTTCCTTCAGAATTATTCGGAAATTTATCACAAAGTAATTTTTACGAGGTTTATATCACAACTGCTTGGGCTAATGGCAATGGGATGAAAAAGTTCCTTGAAAATCCTGATGTTCAAAAATCATATAACCTTGATGAAGATTTTGTAACTAGAAATTTGGGTTTGCTTTGCTCTGATGCAGTTCTACCTGCAAGTGCATTCGCAACTTCTGAGGTTAAAGACAACTTCATGGGTGTTAGTCAAGAATTTGCACATACGAGATTATACACTGATATTGACTTAACATTTTATGTTGATAATGATTATAGATCACTTGGATTCTTTGAAGCATGGATGAATTATATTACCGGAGGTGGAGAGAGATCCTTAGCAAATTTTGAAAATGGGTACTATAGAAGGTTTAATTATCCAGATTTTTATAAGCACAATGGCATTTACATTAGAAAGTTTGAAAGAGATTATAAAAAACGCAAAGCATCAGATAATCTTTTCACTGAAGTTGACAGTAGCAGAAATAAAAATATAATTTATAGATTAAAGAATGCTTTTCCAAAATCTATGAATAGTATCCCTATCTCATATGGTGGTGCTGAAATCGTAAAAGTTAATGTAACTTTCAATTACGACTATTATTCTGTGATTAGAGCAAATTCTGGTGAGTATGATGCTTTCGTAGAAGAATTATTAAGTAATCCATTTGATCCAAAATACAATAATGCTGCTAATGAATATAATGCTGGTGCAATATTAGGGACTAATTTTGGTGATATTAGTGGTTTTAGTTTAGATAGTCTTGGAGATTTCTCTTCAATATACACTGGTGAAACAATACCGTTCACAGTTCCTGCAGTTCCTTTCCAATTTGCTACACTAAATAATTGAACATGAAGTGTTTTGCTATTTATGCCTTTACCAAAGATTAATACCCCAACTTATGAGTTGGTGATTCCCTCTAGCGAAAAGAAAATCAAATATCGCCCATTTCTTGTGCGAGAAGAGAAGATTTTAGTCATGGCATTAGAATCTGAAGATATGACTCAGATTACAAATGCTGTTGTAGATACTATAACAAATTGTATTCAGACCAGGGGTGTGAAGGTTAGTGATTTATCAACTTTTGATATTGAATATATCTTTTTAAATATCAGATCAAAATCCGTTGGAGAAACAATTGAAGTAAATATTACTTGTCCTGATGATGGAGAAACACAAGCACAGGTTAGCATTGACGTTGATGATATCAAAATTCAAACTGATAAAAAGCACACCAATATTATCAATTTAGATGATAATCTTAAAATGCGTTTGAAGTATCCTGCTTTAGAGCAGTTTATTGAAAGTAATTTTGAGTATAATACTGATGAAAGTGATGTGGATAAATCTTTAGATATGATTATTTCATGTGTGGATATTATCTATAATGAAGAAGAAAGTTGGGCAGCATCTGATTCTTCTAAAAAGGAAATGAAAGAGTTTATTGAACAGATGAATACCAAACAGTTTAAAGAGATTGAAACTTTCTTTGCAACTATGCCCAAGTTGTCTCATAAGATTAAAGTTAAGAATCCTAAAACAGGTGTTGTGAGTGATGTAATTCTTGAGGGACTGGCAAGTTTTTTCAGTTGAGTATGGCTCACACTTCGTTGGAGTCATACTATCATAATAATTTTGCCTTGATGCAGCACCATAAATATTCTTTAACAGAACTGGATAATCTAATTCCTTGGGAGAAGGAAATTTATATTACTCTACTTTCAAACCATCTAGAAAAGCAGCGTTTAGAACATCAGCAGAAACATGGCATTTAGTGGTCAGTTTTTTAAAGCACCAGGAATATCAGATAAACCAAAGATGGGGAAGAAGACAGTTTCTTCTTCGATATTTGGTGGTGCATTTAAACCAAAACTAAAAACAACCAGCGTATCTGCATCTAATTTTTCTTCTGTAAATAAAACTCCAAAGGTCACTGAGAGTGTTGTAGAAGAATCGAAAGAATACATGTCGTCCAGCATATTGCTGGATCTAATGCCAGAGATTGACAAAAAAGTCAATGAAAGATTTAAAGGATTTAAACAATTATTGAAGAATGTTGCTTTTGGTGATGATTATATAAAAGATGATTTTGTAGGAGAAGTTAGTAATAAAGGAAAAATTGGTCCAGTTCAGCAACCAAGAGAAAGATCAAAACTAATACCAACACCAACACCAACATCAACAAAAAGATCAAAACTAATACCAACACCAACATCAACAGAAAGATCAAAACTAATACCAACACTAATACCAACAGAAAGATCAACACCAACGCCACCATCAGGGAATCAGCAAGTTCCACCCAGACTTGGAAATCCTAGACTTACCAACCCACAACCACCATCAGCACCATCAACACCAACACCAGCGCCATCAACACCAGCGCCATCAACACCAAGCAATCGTACTATAAAGGCTAGTTACAATCTTTTTAGAGGACATAATGTAGATCCAAAGTATCTACCTAAGAAACCACAAGGATTAGAAAAAACTTTAATAGAAACCAATAGTATTCTTGTAGAGATACAACAACAATTGGCAATTGATTTTGCCAGTCGAATTAGTGAAAGAGAAGACTCTTTAAAAGCATTTAGAAAGCAATCAGAAAATAATCGTAGATCTGCAGGAGAAAAATCACTAGAGAGTGTAAAGGGATTTGGTAAAACTGTGGGCAAACTTACAGCCCCTATTATCAAACCATTTAGAAATGTATTTGATAGATTACTTCAGTTTTTCGGTGCTATTGCCACTGGTTTCCTTGCTAATGCGGCATTTAAGTGGTTATCAAAGGACGAAAATAGAGAAAAAATTGTAGATATATTTAATTTTATAACTGATAATTGGAAAATATTTGCAGGCATATTAGTTGGTGGTTTAGCACTAAATGTTGTTCGTAAACTTGCACGCCTAGTAACAGGTGTTAGGGCAATACTGCAAGCAGCAAGAATATTACCAAAAGGACCAAGAGGATCAGGAGCAGGAGCAGGAGCAGGTGGTGGAGGAACCAATCGAACAGGTGGGTTTTTTAGAAACAATACAGGTCAAAGAAGAGGATTTACTACAACTAGATCTCAGTTTAGAAGAATGGCACCGACACGCGGCGGCGGTGGTATAAGAATGACCCCAGTGGCACAATATAATACACAAAAAACTGTATTGGGTAAAGCATTACAAAGTGTTGATGTAGGATTTAAGAAGGCTGGCAGTAATGCAATGAAGGCAATTGGAATGGGTCCTGGTGCTAAAGGTGTTGGTGCATTGTTGAAACCATTATTTAAACGTATTCCATTTATTGGTCCTTTGATTAACTTTGGTATTTCTCTTGCTCTCGGAGAACCAATAGGTAGAGCAGCAGCAAAAGGAGTTGGATCTGCTTTGGGGGCAGCTTTAGGTAGTTTTCCACCATTAATTCCTTTTGGTGGTCCGATATGGGGAGGGATATTGGGTGATATACTTGCGACATCAATTTATGATAACGTAACTAAACCAAAAGATGTAAAAGAACCAGAGAAGATGACTTTGGGTGGAAAGTTAAAAGGACCTTCTCATAGTGGTGGCGGAATTCCAATGGGTGGAAATCAGGAAGCTGAAGGTGGTGAATATGTTGTTAAAAAAATAGAAACTATGAGATTTGAACCAGTACTTGATGATATTAACTATAGTGGCGGAAAATTATATAAAGATTTTGCAGAGGGTGCTAAACAACAATCCATATTAACCAGAATGCAATTTAAAACTGCTGAAAGGGTGGGAGAACTTTATGAGGAATTTGATAAGTTTTTAGAATCTAAAAAGAATGAGAAATTATTAGCACAATCTGGCGAAGGATCAGGTGGAACTGGTGGAGGTTTAGGACCTTTACCACAAATGTCTGCTCCAATGGAAAATAAAGGAGGTTTTAAAGTAATTCAAACACCTACCAGAGATCTGAGTAAAGCAAAAAATAAAAATAGTAAAATAAATACAATAAACTTACCACCTGTGGTAATGAATTCTGGTTCAACCAATATACCAACATTACCAGGACCACAAGAAAGTGAAAGAACTATTCCAGCAGTTTTAACATATGATCCTGCTAATGAATACCTTGATGTTGCAATTGAATCTTATGATATTGTTGGCGTTAGTTTTGGAGGTTAATTAAATGGAAAAAATTAACTTACAATCTAATAAATTGAAACTTAATGCTCAGAACATTAAGACTCTTTTGGTGTTTTCAAATAAAAAATTAGATAAATTAAGAAAGGAAAAAAATCTTACATTAGAAAATCAGTCTTATAATAAAAAAATACGTGCTGAAGAAAAAAGAATAGAAACATCAAGACTTCCTAGTCCGTTAAAAACTATTGGTTCAGTAATAACAAGAGGACCATTAAGTTTCTTTGATAGAGTAATGCAATTTGTTGGTGTGCTTTTACTTGGATTTTTAATTAATAGATTACCTAAAATTATTGCAGGAGTACAAAAGTTTTTTGATGATAATCCATGGTTAGAAAAAACATTAAAGTTTACTATTGATTTGATAGGAAAAGGTTTTAATGGTATTATTTCCTTGGTTCAATTTTTCACCCAAGAAAAACAGGATAAAACAAAAAAAGATATTAAAGAATTAGAAACTGAATTGACAAATTTGAGTGGAGAATTAGATACTGATATTTCAGGATTAGATATTGATATCCCAGATTCTGATGAAGAAACAGATAGAAAATCTGATGATCCATTTGTTTATCCAAGTGGGGAGACTTTAAATATAGGAGATACTGTTGGTGGATCTGACTTTGCACCACCTGCTCCTGCGCCAGCACCAGTAGAACCTCCTAAGAAGTTTTCCTCAGGTGGAAAATTGAAAAAAACTGGATTAAATAAAACCGCTGCTGCTGCCGATAGAAGTATTAAAAAGAAAAAATCAAGTAGTAATATTTCTTCTTTCTCCACATTTAGAAAAAATATGAGTTCTCTTCGTATAATACAGAAGCAGGAAGAAGAAAATCAAAAAATGCTTGAGTCTATTGTAGAAAAACTCAAAGGCGATGTAAGTGATCCGTTTAAAGTTGATAAAATTCATACACCAAAGATAGATGAAAGACATAAGGGTTTACCGCCACCACCACAACGTGATGAAACAGATGATACAGTGCGAACATCATATGCAGATCTTCCTGATACAACCATAGTTGGTCGAGTAGGATCAACGGGTGCAAGCACTGGACCACATATACATATTGAGACTGGTGATGGATATAGTGGTGGTGGAGAACAAATTCCGCGAGATGTTTTAAATAAGATTATTGTTGGTGGAAAACCATTATCTCAACATCCGGTGACATCTCCTATTGGATATAGAGGACATCCTGTTTATGGTGGAGTTAAATTCCACAAAGGAATTGATTATGGAATATCTCAGGGAACTCCTATTCAACTTCATAAAGATCTAAAATTGGTAGAATATGATCGTGGTTACAATGCTGGATATGGAAATTCAATTATTCTTGAAGATAAAAATGGAAATAGATATCTGATAGGACACTTACATTCTGGTCCAGAGAAAAGACCTAGTTCTAATATAGCATCTGCTCAAGAAACAGAAGGGATGGGTGGTATGATTAGTACAATAGGTGAAGATCTTGATGAGCAAAGTGAGAGTTATTATGTCATTCAACCAGTGATTATTAAATCAAATACACCATCTTTACTTCCTTTAGCATAAAATGTCAGTATCAACAAAGACTTCAAATAGGGTAATACAAATTACTAATGCTACCAGGAGCGTGGATGTATCTGATGCAATGGTTCATTTTAGATATTATGAAAGTTTATTTTCCCCATATGTAAGTGCTACTTTTGAATATGTAGATACGGGTACAATTAAAGCATCTACTGAAGATGATACTCAGGGAAGATTGGGAACTTTAATTAGTTCACTACCACTGAGAGGAAATGAAAACGTTAATTTTAAATTTGAATCTACTATTGGGGACTTGGATTTTATGACTACTCCTTTAATTGTTGATGGTTCTATTATTTTAGGAAAAGAATCTACTAAAGAATCTGGATCAGTAAGATTAATTTCAGATTTGTATAGAAAAAATCAAACTACGTTTGTTGTTGAAAAATATTATGGAAATATTTCTACTTCTGTATCTAAAATTATTAAAGAAAAGTTGGGAGTTGATGACACAAGTAGAGTACATGTCGATCCAACATCGAGACCATGGAACTTTACAGGTTCTAATATAAAACCATTTGATCTTCTACTAGAAATGGCATCAAAATCGTCACCACCTAAAGGTGATCCTGGATATTTTTTCTATGAGACAAAAAGTGGAGTTCATTTCAAATCTATCGATAGTTTAGTTTCTCAAGATCCAAAGTTTACATATACATATGATGGAGTATTTAAATCTGACCTTGAAGATGGATCAAACTCTTTTAATATTTTACAATCACCAAACAAAAGAGATCAATCAATATCTAAATCTTTGAGAGCAGGAATGTATTCTGCTAAATTTAGATTCATGTATGAAGATACTCAGGAGTGTATAGAAAAAGAATATACACTCGATGAGAAGAATGAAAGCACTTTAGGTAAAGATGTTGAAGTTGATCCTCAATTGAAAGCAAATCCAAGCAGAACTTATACCATGGTTATTCCAACTGGAATGATGGATACTAAAGTTGGAAATGAAACGAATAATGATCCAAAAGATTATCTTGCCAGGTCTGTAATGAGATATAATCTCTTATTTGTCCAGGCAATGAATATTGTTGTTCCATGCAATCCAGAATTGGAAGCAGGTGATGTCATACAGTGTAATCTTGAAAAAATTACAGTTGATGATAAAACATTAGGGAGTGCAGATGAAAATGAATCTGGAAAATATTTAATTCTAAATTTATGTCATTATTTTGATAATAAAAATTCTTATACATATTTGACATTGGTTAGAGATACTTATGGGGAAGGAGGAGTTGCTGCATAATGGCAAGTAATACTGGAGCAAAATATCAACAGCGTCTTGGTGCCAGATGGGTTGGTCAGGTAGTAGTAAATCAGACAGAGAATCAAACCTCTAATAGTGGTGTTGGTATCAGAGTTAGAACAAGAATACTATTCTGTTCACTTCCAAATGGTGAAGGAACACATTCACGAGATTTGCCAAAGGATAATGATTTGCCATTGGTCACAGTTCAAATGCCACCTACAACAGGATATGGAAATAGAATGGATACTGGTCTTATTGGCGGTGAGACTGTAACCGGTTATTTTATGAATGGCGATCTACAAATTCCTGTAATTGATGGAGTTTTAGTTAGAACAGATTCTAGCAATCAAATAACAGCACAGGAGGCAGAGGCAGAAGGAACTTCTAAAGGATTGAGAGTAAATCCATTTTCTCAAAATAAAAAACTTTCATCTCCAACAAATAGAACAGGTGGAGCACCACCAAATACTCCATTAAAACCATCTAGTCTGGAGACAGGACTTAGTTCATTAAGTTCATATAAATCGTAATAAATAAAAATAAAATTATATTTTAATGGCAAATACTTGGATAGGAAAACCGCAGAAAGATATAGATAATCGTTTAAGTGAGATTAATTCACTTATTCAGAGGAGTGATTCTGGTGAGGCTCCCTTATCTGATGATAGTCGAAAATCATTAAACGATGAAATACTTCAAATAGCAGAAGCAAATAGAGTCTCGCAAGAGTGTACCAACAGAAATGCTGATGTTGGTTGGATGAGAGAAAATATTGAAGAATGTAAAACATATTTAAATACTGAGTCATACGCTTATTGGAAAGAAGCAGTACAAACAGAGTTTAATGGTCCAAATCCTTGCGGAACTACGACTATTGCTACCATTAGCAAATCCCTTCAAAAAGTATTTGACTTTTTGAAAGGTATCAAAAAATATTATAATGAATTTGTTCAACCTGCATTAAATACTATTGTAGGATTGAAGGAAACCATTCAAAATGCAACTGAGCTCATAGCAGGTGTTATGAGAATTCTTATTCAGAGAGTTAGAAATTTTATTGTTGCTAAAATAAAAGAAGTTTTATCTGCAGCATTAGCTGAGTTGCTTCCAAATATTGGAAAACAAATTCAAAATATAGTTACACAGCAAATTATAGATCTTATATTCTGTAAATTTGGTGAAATGATTTCGGGTCTAGCTAATTTAATTAGTGGATTCTTAACTGAATTGATTGGAAATATGATAAATGCACCTTTCTGTGCTGCTCGTCAATTCACAAATTCACTTCTGAATAATATAGCAAATAGATTAGATAAAGCTCTTAAACCTATTTTTGATCAGATTAACTCAATTGTTGGTGGTATAGGAAAAATTGCTGATTCAGTCTTTGGAGCAATTAACTTTATTCTTGGATTTGAAAGTTTCCTCTGTACCAGTGGTCCAGAGTGTCCAGAGAATAAAGCCTTTAGAGCTAGTATTTGGGGAGGACCACAAAAGAAAGCTGCTGATAGATTTGATAATTTCTTAAATGGATTGAATTTAAGTGCAGGTGAATCATCGGATCTATTGAATTCATTTGATCGTTGGGTTGGAGAGTTTCCAATCTTCCAAGGGCAGGGTCAAGAAATTGATCCATTTGTTGACAATTTAATTGATCAACTTGATACAAATTGTGATAGTGGTCTTTATAGATGTGGACCACCACAAGTTCAAATATTTGGAGGTGGAGGAGCAGGTGCTGCAGGTAAGGCAATTGTAAATAAACTAGGACAACTTGTAGGTGTTGACATTACAAATAAGGGTAGTGGATACACTGAATCACCTTTTATTACATTTATAGACAACTGTGGAAAAGGTGAAAATGCATCGGGATATTTAGAATTGGAAACTCCTGATGATGATGACGGAGATATTGATCCAATCACTCTGAAAAAACGTAAAAAGGGTGGAGATGATGATGATGATGATGATGGTGATGATGATGCTGATGATGAACGTAGACGACGCCTTCCTTTTGAGGATGATGGGGTAAAAGGAAAATGTATATTAAAAGGAAGTGTTTATCATGAATTTGATAATAAAACTGATGAGACTATACAACCTGGAGTTGTTTCTGTTGGTACTGGTGATATTAAAGAAGTAAAATTTAAAGGAGAAAAAGCAAAGAGTGGATTAAAGATAACACCTGACAATCTTAGGGAAGATGCAAAGCATTATCGCATAAGATTCAAAGAACCATATGATAATAATAAGTATAAAATTGAATTTCTTAAAGTTTCTAAACTTCCAGCTGCTATACAAAGAACTCTTTTAGGTGAAATAGATGATGATCAAGTGACGGAGAGGATTAAATTTAAGATTATTAAAAAATCTGACGCTAAGATTGATTTCTTCCTTACTGCTCCCGGATTACCTGGGGAGACAATAAGGGTTAGTGGAAAACAAAGAGATGATCAACAGTTTGTTACTTTATTTAAAAATGTACTTTACACTGTCACCTCAACTGCAGAAACAAAGATTTTAAAATATAAGAGTGCTGACAAAATACGTAATGTATTTCCAATTACTATTGCAAAACCTGGTACAAAAGGAAGAGGTAAAGATTCTAGCATCGGTAGTGTCAGTAATAAAGAAATTGTTTTCTTAGATGAGGACGGTGATGATCCCAATGCAACACTTAAAATTGGTACTACGGATCCTACCATATCCAGTGCCGAATTTGCGGGTAGTGAAGATGAAGGCAATCTTAGACTCGTAGTGAGAGGATATGGTAATGTTAAATTAACTTTAGACTATGATGATGATCCAGAGAATGCTGGTAAAGCAGTTGGACTATTGGAAATTGATGGAAATAAATTTAGGCAAACGGGAGAAACTGGAAGTGTTAGTAGCGTTGTTAAGATTGCAAGACCAGACAGTATTGCAAAAGATACTGGAAGAACCAGAGAAGGAGAAGCTGACATAGCAGTTCTTTCAACTTCCAAAATTGTTTTTGAAGACACTCAGGGTTTGCAATCTGATAGGGATTTTAATGATCTTGTTGTAACAACAAAAGATGGCATCTTTACAGATTCTGCTGGAGAAGTTAAATTCCAAGTTACAAAAAATACAAAGGAAAAAACAGGAGATAGGTATGTTGTAGGGATTGCCAACAAAAAGAAAAATGGTTTTGATGTTTGGTTTGGAAATCAAAGAGATAAGACAAGGGCAAAAGGAAGTGATGAATATTCAACTACTTTTACCAGAGAATTTAGTTTTAAAACCTATGGTGATAGAGAAGGTTGTAATGATGATGGTGTTGGTATTGATACATACATACCGGTTAATGTAGGAACTGGTTACACCAATGAACCACCAGGCGATCGGGAACAAGATGAATGTGAAGTTGATTCTGATTGTTCTGATTGTGAAGTTTGTGTTGATGGAGATTGTGTACCAAAATCATGTACAGATAATAAGGACTGTGGTCCAGGATGTATTTGTGTGGATGGAGAATGTAAACCAGAACCACCAGGAAAACCTTGCAGTGATGATGAGGATTGTCCTGATGGACAGATTTGTGTAGATGGAGAGTGTAAGGATGTTTCTTGTAGCTCTGATAAAGATTGTCCTCCAGGAACCAAATGTATAGATGGAACATGTGTGCCACAAGGTTGTAAAGGTGATGAAGATTGTCCTGAAGGATATATTTGTGTAGATGGAAGATGTGTACCAAAAGGTTGTAAAGATGATAAAGATTGTCCTCCTGGGATGATTTGTAAAGATGGAGAGTGTACTTCTGATGAATGTAAAGATGATAAAGATTGTCCTTCAGGGACTGTTTGTGTGAATGGTAAATGCATCGTTGTTCCTTGTAAATCCGATAAA